AACTGGAAAATCCAAAGTTTGCTCATAAAATAAAGTGCCATTCTCAATCGAACCTGTTGGATTGCTAGAAGCAACTGCACTTGATTTAGTAGGTATTTCAAACTTAAAAAATTTCTTTCCAGTAACTTTTGTAATTCCAGTAACTACTCCACTTGCATCAAGTATTGTAACATTACCATATTCAGCAAAAAAAACTGCATCGATTCCACCTACAGATTCTCTACAATCTATTGTATAACCGCTTACTATTGCACAAGGCATAAATTATAATATTAATAAGGGAGATAGAAACTACCTCCCTATGTTAGAAAATTAGATTGCTGCGATGAACTTCACACACTCATTTGTGAAAGCTACGTTTACACCGATTTTGAATTCTACACGGTAACGTACATCATTGTTATCTTCAGAATACCACATTTTGTATGAACCTTCTTCATCAACCAAATCAACTGCTAAAGCCATATTTGAAAGACTGATTGCATAAGCATCTCCTGTTCCGTTCAAACCATTAACACTAACTATCTCTACATTTGTACCCGGTAGGATAAATGAAGCAGCTTGTGAATCTTGTGGATTGTAAGCAAACAAATTCAATGCTCTGTAAGCAAGGATTAATAAACGATACCAATCATTACCAACAAAGATTTTAACATCTCCTTTAGCTAATACTGCAACAGGAATTGCTTTATAAATACCTTCAGTTGCAGCTACTACATTAGAAGCAGTAATTGTTGCAATTGGAGAACCAGTTACACCTGTATATCCTGAAACGTTTGCATCAACTGGAGAACCTGCAGCGATTAACTTCTGTAAACCATCAAACTTATTTGTGTTTGCAGTTGCACCTGTTGCATCTCCCTGCCATATTGCAGTTTCAAGTTGTGCAGCAATACGCAAATTCTTTTTATCTAAGAATGCTTTTTGGAAATCTGCATTACCAAAATCTTCGTAAGTAGAACCTGCTTTCAATGCCTCTTGTGTAAAATATGCTTCCATATCTTTAGGACAAATTTTTTCTTCTACTTTAATCTTACCAACTGTAATAGAACGTTGAGAGAAAGTAGTTGTACCACTTGCATCAAAAGAACAAGATTGAGCAGCAAATACTGCATCTGTTTCCATCAAAGGAATAGCTACTGAACTTTTAACGTTCGGAATAACGATACCATTTGCAAGGATTAATTGTTGTGTTTTAGCCTCAAATACTGCGCTAGTCAATAGAGGTTTAACAAGTTGTTTTGTGTATGCGGATAATCCGCTAAAAGCTAATGCCATTTTTTTATAATTGTTTAGTTAAATAAAATATTTAGTGTTTTCTTTTCTTCTACTTCTTTAAAAGCATTTGAAGTTCTTACTGAATTATCAGGTGCTTGTACTGGTGCTTCCACAAGTAAAGTTGATAATTTTAAAAGTTCATCAATTACTTTATTTGCTTTTTTCATTTTAACTTCATAATCAGCAAAACGTTGTTCGTATGCAGAAAACTTAATCTCATAATTAGCAAACTTTTCGCTTGTCAATGTTTCAAATGCAGCAAATTTAGAATTCATATCTTCTGATGCAGGTTGTCCTACTGGTTCAGCAGGTTGCATTCCAGAACCTAAAGTGATTGCTGAAATAACTCCATTATCGCCAATAGTCATTTTTGTACCATCAGCCAATTCAATATCTCCCGGCAAAGCTGAATTACCATCAATCATTACTATACCACCAACTTCTAGTTTGTCGATAGATACACTACCTCCGTCTTTTAATTCGTAATCTAGTGTTTCAACTGGCATAGGCATATCCATTGGTGCAGCAGCTAATTCGTTAAAATATTGCTTTACTTTTTGTAAAATTTCTTTTGCTTCCATAATACTATTATATTGATTTTTAAAAACTGTTTAAAATTTCTCTTAATTCTGCTAGTTGTTTTTGGTCTTCACTCATTGGTGGCACCTGTGGTGCTTCATAATCAAACATACCTTCTACACTAAATCCCTTTACATTTCCTTGTTTAATCATTTCCCATACTTTAGGATTCTCTACATAAAAACTACCAAACCAAGTTCCATCCGGCAAGTCTTTAAATGCTTCCATTGGTTTAATACCTCTTTTAGAATCACTAATAAAACTCTCAAACATTGTAACTCCATCAACTTGCATATCTGCTTCGTGCATTAAGTTAACGTTCTTTTGATATCCCTTCTTACTAAACTTAATTGCTATTTGTTTAATAGTGTCAACTGAAAACTTTACATAGTGTTCTCCAAACTGTTCTGAATTTCTATAAATTAATTGTTGAGGAATCATTAAAGGACCAGTAATAATATGCTCACTTTCTGACTGAATAGCAAATGCCATTATACTAAATTTCTCTCCAATACTGCCAAGTTCTTTAATTACATCTGCATTATTATCATAGTGCTTTGCTATGTTTAATTCTTTAACCTTTTCAACCTTTGCTTTATTACTTCCTGTTGCATATACTCTACTTTCAGGAATTCCTAATTCTTTTGCTACTAATAGCATAGGACTTTTATCACTTCTTGCTGAAATAATATAAACTGTATTACCTGCCTCAATTTCTTTCTTTGCTAATTCTTTACCTCTGCTTGTGCTTAATGTATCATCATAATCAAATGATATTTTTATAGCTGCAAAGTGCTGCTCCCATAAACTATTACATATTGCTACTGCTTGTTCTGTTTCTTTACCTTCATTAATTACATAACTTATGCAACGTGGTAAAAATTCATCTTTTTGTTCTCCTTTATTTGGGTCTATAAATTCTTCTTTAAAAGCAATAAAGTCCTTTTTAATCGCCGGACTGTCAACAAGTGCCACAAAAGAAACCTCAGCATCATTATTCTCATCTTGATTTATAATTAAATCGTAAATAGGCAATTTCATATTTATAATATATAATTAAATACTTGTTGTTTAATTTATTCTTGCTGCTCTATTTAATCTCTGTGTCCTTTCTTGGTTACTACTTACATCACTTTCTAATACAAATGCCCTTGAACTTGCTACTCCAATTTGATTAATAGATTGAGTAGATAAAGTTGTTGTTTGCGCTTGTGGTGTTATTGGTGCAGTAGCACTTGACATTGTAGGTGCTGACATTGAACCACCTGCAGAACTACTTGCTGCTCCCGGTATTTTAGTTGACATTATACTTTTAACCGCTTTAAAACCAGTTACTGCTGCTGCCAATACTGCCGGAATAGCTGCAGGAAATCCTAGTTTAACTCCTGCAGTAATACCTAAATATGTATTAATTAAAGCACCACTAATTGCTAATGCCTTACCTGCTGCGCTTTCTTTACCTAATACATCACTAACTATATTTAAAGTATCTACTGTAGCTTTAATTTTAGCATCTTTTGCTATCTGTGCATCCCTTGCATCTTCTTCAGCATATTTCTTTCTTAATGCAGCAGTTTGTTCTTCTGTCATTTTAGTTTTTTCTAAAATAGCATTGGCTGCATTTGCACTTATTTGAACTTTAGATTGCGCTGCTTCTGTTTCAAATAATTCTGTATCAATTTTAGTTTGTTGCAATCCCTTCATCCTATCTACATAGGCATTCTCTTTAGCTTGTTTATCTATTGAATTAACAGATAACTGATAACCTGCAGCATCATTTTGAAGTTTCTTAATTGCTTTTTGGTTTACTTCTGCTGCAGCATCTGCTTTCTTTTGTATTTCTTCAGGGTCAAATACTAATTTTGAAATATAATCAGTAGCATTATCTGCTAACTGGTCGTTAATCTTAAAGTCTATTTTAATTCCCGGTATGTTATTTAATAATTCAATTAATTTATTAATAGCCTTTGAAGAATATTCAAATAATAACTTTTGTGGTAAGAATACTAAATCTAATAAACCTTTTAAAAAATGTTGATTTCTAGCAGCTGCATCAACTTGCGCTTTTGTAGTAATTTTATCTTGAAGAATAGTAGCTTCAGTTGCTTTAATAACTGCAACTACTTGATTCTTCTTCATCATTAAAATCTCTCTCTCACTCTTTCCCTGTAGTTTTAATATGTTATCTTGGCTACCAATTTCACTTAATTTTTCTTTCTCTGCTGCTAAATTCTCTTGTGATGCTTTTGTAAGTTTCTTTTGTTCTTCACTTACTCCACTAACTGCTCCCTTAATGTCATCCCAATAGGCTACAATCGTTCCTAATGCAATAACAAGTAAACCTATACCAGTTGCACCGATTGCCCCTTTAATTGCTTGAAATGCCCTTACTGCTCCATCCTTTAATAAACCAAAGGCATCTCTTGCTTCATACAATCCACTTATACCTTGCTGCAAAGCCATTGCACTTTGTACTTTTAACAAAGTCTTTTCTAAATCTTTATTCTCATCTCCGAATAAACCCATTGCACCTTGCAGCGCACTAAATCCTGCAGTTGCTCCTTGTAAAGCACCACCTAATGCTACAAACTTTTTATCAGGGTTAAAAGTATCAGCCAATGCTTTTGCATCTCCAATAGCATCTTTAAGATGTGCAACTTTCTTTGCTGCATTAACTGCTTCTGTAGATGCTTCGCCAAACTGCATAGCCATATTGACTAATTCAGCATTCGCCTCTCTTAATTGTTTTTTAAAACTTCCTACTGATGCTTCAGCTTGTTTAGAATCGGTAGTTATGGTTAACGCAACTGTTTTATCTGCCATCTTAATATACTTTATTAATTACTCTTAGCAATTCTGCTTTTGTTGTTTCATTCGCTTCAGGTGTATAATCAATTAATTTAGTTAATCTATATAAACCACCATCTATATATTTAAATGAAGCAAAATTTAAATTATATATATCTGTATCACTTAACTTTAAATTGCAAGTTAATAACCTACTATTTTTATCTGTTATCTCAGCCATATAAGGACTGTAATAAACATTAAATTGGTTTACATTTAATGCTCCACTAACTAAAATAAAAAATAATTCTCTTGGTGCGCCAAAGTTCAAATCATTAGCTACTGCATCAGGGTCATTTAAATGACCGGCATAACCATACTTAGTTAAAGTTTGCAATGTTGTGCCTCCATCTAATAAATTCCAACTGTTTACCCCTGTTACTTTCTTTGCTTGTAATATTCTTATATTACTATCTATACGTTCTTCTAGTGTATTTGTAAACTTATAAATAGTACTATAAACTTTATCTTCATCAGTTATTCCTACTAATACTGTTGGAGAAAAAACTATTTCTACACTTTCAGTTTCTTTAGAAAATTCATATTCACTATCAAATATTCTACTGCCATATCCTTCATTATATCTCTTTCTATATAATTCATTCCAATAATCACTATCATCTTTGTATTTAAAAGAATAATAACGACTATTTAATTCTGACATAGGCTTAAGTCTTATTGCCTTTGACCTATCTACTTTATCACTCCAATCTTCTACACTTCCATCATAATAACTTGTATATGGTTTAATTATTAAATGCTTTTCTTCAAATCTATTTTCATCAACATATAAATTAAATAATTTTAATAAAGAAGCAAAGAAATCTTTTTGTAAAATGTTTGGTGGTATGCAATCATTTAAAGAAACTGTATCTCCTAAATTAACATTTAATGTAATTGGTGCATCTGAACTAATACTTACTGTACCTGCTTGATTAACTAAACTATCATAGCAATTACCTGTATCATCTGCTCTTGCTTGTACTGAAAAATAATCTCCTGTTACAATAGGTTCATCTACTAAATTGACAATATAAAAATCATTTACAGTACCTGAGAATGGTGGAATAAATTTTATTGAAGATGTTATTACAACTCCATTTTTTAAAGTTTCTATATAAATACCATTATTAACAGGTGTGTTAGTTGTAGTAGCCGTAAATGTTATGTCAACTTTAAAAGTTACATTAGTAGGGTCTAATCCTACATAAGTAAAAACACTTCCTGTAGTACCTCCATTAATAGTCCAGTTTGTTCCACTAAAATTTTCCCACGAAATAGGCATTGGATATAACTGGTCAATACATCCTGTAGTATTTATAGGTGTACATCCTACTTGTTGTGTTCCTGATTTAGTTAACTTCTTTTTGTTAAAAGGTATTATTAAAGACTTAAACCTATTTGTCTCCGCAATACCGCCCCAAGTTATTTCATAAGTATATCCTGCTGCTTCAAATATTTTTTGTAGATATTCTTTTACAAATAAGGCAGGTCTAAATGTTCCATACTGCCAATTATGCTTGTCTGTTGAATACAAACCATAATCAATATGAGGATAGTAATAACCGCTTCCACCTTGCCAGTTATCCCAACTTGCTACAATGTTTTGATAACTATATGTATGATTGTATGCGCTAAAATCTAATTCTTCTATTTTCTTTGCACCTAACTTCATTGAGAAACCACCTAACTCTCCAATAACACTACACTCATATTCTACATTCTTTCCATCAACTATTATTTCAAGTAATTTAAAAACTCCTTTAATAACAGTCATTCTGTCTACTTCAATAGAACATAAAGCAGTCTTACTTGCATTATAATTATAGCCTACATTTGGTAGTAAGTCATTTGTAAAATTTGCATTATTGAAATCAAATATATTACCAAGTATATTATTATTGTTTGCAGTTCCCGGTAATATAATAGTTTTACTAAATGCAGTTGTCTTACTATCTAAGTTTTTTAAATCACTTACAGAATAAGTTATTTGATTACTCAAACCTTTGTCAATATCTAATTCGTTTTTCTCTATAAATATTCTTGTCATCTTAATTGGGAATATCTGTTTTGATTCATATTAAATGTAAGTTCTAATGCCTTTAATTTGTTAAATACATTTTTACTAAACTCATAATTATTATCTATTAATGTAACTGGATAGAAATAACTATCTATCTCCATTAATATTTGAGGACTTGATATAAGGTCTGCCATCCAAGTATATTCATCATCTGTTAAAGCATCTGCAGTTAGCTTATAATTAAAAGTAGATTTAATACTATAATTAGTTGCGCCTTCATAATACCTATTAGAACTGCTTTTGTAGTCAACTGAATTACCATTAAATCTATAATCTCTTTGCTCAAATGATTTCTTTTCTACATTCATATTTAGTTTGCTAACTAAATCAAATCTTAAACTATCCCACATTCCCCAAGCATTCATAAAATGAATATTGATAGGTTCATACTTAGGATTACAAACTACATAAACTCGTATCTTGTCAAAGCTATTAAACCAAACATCATAGTATCTAACACTATCATTAATTGTTATTCCTAAATTAGTTGATATTGCAGCACTTCCTATATTCATTTGTACAAATCCATTTGGTACTGCAGTAGTACTTCCTGATGCAGTTGCTATCTGATTATTTGCAGCATCAAAAGTTGTGCATTTTAAATTTACACTTGTATTTGTATAGAATGGTATATATAGATTCTCTCCTAATTTAGTATTAGCATATAATGGTCTGTTAGTCAACCACTTATTTAATTTATCTTGTAATGATATTACTCTCCTCTGAAATAAAGGTGCTTTAAAATTATATGCAGTTGTGGTTGCTGATGCTAGATTTAATGTAGTAACTCCGCTTATTTCTTCTCCTACTCTTATTTGATACTGAACACCCATTTCCCCTGTAACATTTGGCTGATATACAAAAGCAGTTCCTAGTGGTTCAAACCAGTTAAAAGTTATTGAATTCCGAACTGTAGCACCGGCATTAAAATATGCTTTACCATTAGAAGGTTCAGGGAATTGTCTTACTGATACTTTTTTTACTCCACCTACATATACTTCAAATATGTATTTCATATCTGTGCTGCCGGATGCAGTACTGGTTGCTATGTGCCATAAGTCATCCTGAACAGTTGAACCACTTGCAGGATTTGTATTAATTGTTATACTCATTTCTTTTTAGGATTTCCTATTTGAATAACTATTGTTTGTGCCATTACTTCGCCTAAATCTTTTATCATTTCTTCTTGTACTTTATCGGTTGCCTCATCAAAGAAGTTAGTTGTCTTAATACCATATTTTTTAATTAAATAAACTAATGCTTCAGTTTTTAAATCTAATAAATTAACTTTCTTTTTTTCTTGACCTACTGCATTAACTGTACTTTTTTTAGTTGCTACTTTTATCTTTGCTTTACCACTTTGAATATATTGTTTAATACTCTTTCTTCCTTCCTCACTCATTCCATAATTCTTGTACTTATAAGGACTGTTAGGTGCATTCTTATAATTTTTAACACCTTTAACTCCCTTATTTACAAAGTCATAGTAATTAGCCATATAGATTCTCAAAGTATTTCCATCTTTAGAAACCTCAGGGTCTACTCCTTTAAGCATATTACCACTAGCAACTACTTCATTTTTATTTATGCTTTCTGCAATTGCTTTTACATAAATTGCTGAATATCTTTCAAAGAATGATAATGTAACATCATTTAAATCAATGACTTTACTATCGCCAAATTCTATATCTCCAGTTACTTTACCTTTGGCAATTGCATCAATTTGACTTTTTGTTATGCTCATTATCCTTTTCTAATTTTAATTTTAAGTAAAGCAAATCATTTAAAAAATGAATTACTTTTAAACTCCAAACCGATTCAACAGGTATTCCTTCGAAGTCTGCGACCATTTTGGCATTATAAAGCCATCCAAAATGCTTTGTGAAGTTGTCAACATCTCCTTCGCTTGTTCTTCTGCTATCCCCTTGCTCTTCATCTCGTTTATCAAATAAGGCTGGATAACCTGCATTGATACGTTGAATAAAGTGTAAAAAAAAACCGCTGCGTGATATGCAACCTCAAAATTCATTTTTTCTAAGTCACTTGATAATTCTTCGTGTTCAACCCACTTACCCCATTTAAATTTAACAGGTGTAACTATTGAAGCCATTATCTTATGTAAGTTCTGAATAATATCAGTACTAAAGGTAGATACCTCTACATAAGTACTTGCTTTACATTTAGTTACATCATAATTAATTCTATAAAATCGCTTTCCTACCCTAACTATCTTTTTAGGTTTACCTTTTAATAAATCTTTCTCAAATATTTTAAAGTGATTATGTATAGCACCACATAAAATATTAAACTTTCTCATTGACATTTTTTCTACTTGCTCAGGTGTCTTTCCTGTTACAATTCCTACCATCTTTATAGACTTGTCAAAGTCCATATCTTCTGATGTAGCTACATAGTACAATTCTTGAAATTGCTTAATTGTCATAATCTATTATATAAGTTTTTGAAAAATGTAATTAAATAAAGTGATATTGACCACTTCCTCTGTTCTCTATCCGGCATTTATTAGCTAAAGCAAGAGCATTAACACAGTCATCGTGGAATCCTGCCGGTGCTGAATACCTTACCCCTGTTGAAGTAAATAGATATTCAAATATTTCTAATTCATCTTTGATTGCTCCTTCAGGGAATCCTATTTCTTTTTTATGGATTGATGAAGCAAGGCTTTCCATAAGTTGCTGCTTACTGGTTGATGTATATTTAAATCCTGTCATATCGTTAAAGTACTTTTGTAAGTCCTCAACTATTGCATCGCCTACTCCAGTACTATCTATAAAAATATGTTTATGCTTTCTTATCTGTTTAATTGTTTCTTTAGTCTGTAGCCAATCCTTTTGGAATCTATCAAAGTGACAAACTTTACCTTCGCTATCTAATCCTATTATCACAGTCCAGTCAAAAGACTTTGCCAAATCTATTCCGTAAAACATTGGTTCATTTAAACTTAAACTGCAAGTACACTTTGTAATGTGTTCAGCACCAAATGGATTTGCTGCATTCTCCATAGGGTTAGCCATATACTCTTGCTCAAATACTGTATTTGGTAATTGCGCTTTTGCATCGTTAATCTCTGATGTTAAAATATAAGGGTTATCGTAGGTCGTAAATTTAAAACTCTCCCAATCTCTTTGCCCACCTTTCATATATAGGGAATAAAAATAGTTCTTTCCTCTAGGTGTAGATAAGAATAATGCTCTGCCTTGATAATCGGTTAAGGTAGGTCTAATTGAATTTAACCATCCATCCTGTAAATCAGATATAAAACTAGCTTCATCAATTACAACTAAATGAAACTTTCTACCTCTTAGGTTATCTAGTCTTTCGCCGGTAAAGAATTCAACTGTGCCTTCATTTGGAAAGTGAATCGTTAAATCGCTTTTGTTATTTTCAAAGGGTACACATTGAGTAAGTTTCTCAAAAAATGTTTTGGCTAGTTTATAGGTTGGTGTGATATAGGCAACCTTCATACCTTGCAAAGCATTGCTAATTATTTCTACTTGTGAAAGTTCTGACTTACCAAATCGCCTTCCGCACATAACTACTCTGAACCTTGCAGTTGATTCAAGTATTTTAGTTTGGTTAATATGCGCTTCTGGTAACTCTAAAATCATAATATTGTTTTGCCTTTAACAAATACAACCTCTATTTTGCTATCCTGTGTTACTGCAGTAGTTTCTTTTGGCTTACCATAAACTCTTGATAATAAAGTATCTACTGAATACAAAGAACCTTTAGCCATTGATTTAATTAAAGCATTAGCCAAAGTCTTTTCTAGTATTGTACTTTCTTTGTTATCCCATACCGCTTTAAGTTCATCAACAGTCATTGCCATTAATACCTGAATGCAATCCATTACTTGTGCATTCTTATATCCGTGTGGCGCAAGTTCTGTGATATACTTTCTAGGTCTGCCATTACGATTACCTTTCCAAGCTGCTCCTTTCTCATATCGGTTTAAATATCCTCCGTGTGGTTGTTTCTCTAGTGACATATATTTATTATTTTTTCTCGTTCCATCAATAAACTACTGCAGGTATGTCCGGGTGCTTGTACCATCCTATAATTAATGCCTAATCCCATTGCTATGGTTGATAAAGCAGAATAACCACCTGTAAACATTTCAGCATTGTAAATCATTTCTGCTGCAGTTAAAAAATCACAATCAAAAAATTCTGCTTCATTTGTGTTTAATCTATCAAACTCTTGTTTATAACCTAAATAAAATACTTTCTCACTTATGCTTAATAAATATCTAATCTCTTTATGCCAGTCAAAATTAGGGTCAAGATAATTGCTGCCAGTATTTATTACCGAATAAGAATAAGGTATATAGAAGTCTTTTTTATTTAAAGTAAGCCATCCATCCTTCCAAGTATTATCCTCCAAATTTTGTGCTTTTAAATGCGCCTCAATGATATTAAAGTGATGACTTGCATATTGTCTAAATTTATTTAGGTCAACATCTATATGTGGTAAATTATCTGATATAATAACATCTTCAATATATGGCTGCATCTTTACTAAAGGAGCAATGCTTTCTGCTCTTTGTAAATTATAAGGAGTAATATATAAAGTACCGCCACCCATCTTTTTAATGGTTGGTAAACTAAATATTAAATCTCCTGTTGCTCCGCTATGCTTGAATGTTGTCATACCATCTGTATATTGTATTTAAAAATTCTATTACACATACTGGACAATTTGTATTGTAATGATAGTATTCATCTTTTAATCTTCGATATTCATTTAGAAGTTCACTTTGAACATCGTGGTAAAAGTTTACTATCTCTCCAGTTCTATGGTAGAAATCATAGTAATGCCGGTGTCTATCAAATATCTCATTTGATAATTTTGCGATAGGCTTCGTATCGCTGCTGATTAATTTCTTTGAAGTTGTACCTTTTGGACGCCCACGCATAAAGTTCGTTACCTAAGTTTTCCCTTAGGCTTGGATTATTGATTAATAAATTAATGTACTTAAACCAATCCTTTTGATTGTTAACCCATAATACAGGTGCATCAGCATCCATATTATAAGGTGCAACGTTTGAACAAATAACTGGTAATCTCTTTGCTGCTGCTTCTAGTATTTTTAAATTGCTTTTGCATCCGTGCCAATCTGAATCTTCTAAAGGAATCAAAACAATATCAGCATAATTATACATATCCATATACTGAGTAGGACTAGCAGAATGTAATTTAATGTACGGATGTTTACCGGCATACATTGAAAACATTCTATCCCATATTGATTTAGTATAAGGGTCGCTATCATTATAACCACCCATTACCATTTGAATATTACCTGTTAATCTTTTAAGTGGTTCTCTTAATATCTTAATATCGCTTTCGTGACTAACTGAACCGCACCAAAATATTCTTACCTTATCTGATTTAAACTTAGTATCATTAAATTGATTTAATCCATAAGGCAAAGCATTGGGTATAACAATAACATTATCATTAAACTCTTTTACTTTCTCTAATAGATTTGGATTAGTAACAGTTACTAAGTCTGCTTCGCCTAGATTCTTTTCTATTCTTTTACCTATATCAAGGTAAGTATTATAATTTATATGGTTTACTGGTAGCTTCCAATGGTCATCTATATCCATAACTACTTGACACCCAAGCAGTTCCTTAGTTTTGTTCCAATTTATATCGTATTGACATATTCTATTATACAGTAATAAATCCCAATCATTCGTCTTATCTTCAGTAATAAAGTTTGTTACATAGCCTTTAATATCATCCATATAAGCTAATGGTAATATTACTCTATGAAATCCACAACCTGATTCTTTATTTGTTAATCCTATTATATTCATCTAATGCTTTTGTAAGATTTTATTTATTGGTATTAATACTCCTTTACTTGTGTTATTATCTCCACCTAATTTAAAAGTTCCTGTAAAATATTCTTTAACTAATTCTTTTAATTTTTTAGTAGGTATTATTATCGCTATATCGCTTTCCTCAAATCTATAAATCCAATAGTCTGCATCTGTTATTGATATGCCTGATTTCTTTTCTCTTGAATATACTTCAATAAATATGTTACCAGTCTTTAATGCTAATCTATCACTTTTAACTTCTACCTTTAAACCACCATTAAATAAATCATTTACCCAACTTTCTGCAAGTTCTCCAAAGTTTAAATCGTGGGTAAAACTGCTTGAATATTTCATTTTATCTTAATTGATATAAACCCTGCTGCAAATATTACTGCTATTAATTCTACAAAATGTATTGGTAGGAAGGTAAATAATAAAGCACACCATACTGTTAGACATTGGATGCAGTCAAATGGTCTGAATCGTTTTATCATTGGTATTTTTAGAATGCGCTTTAGTATGATATGCCCATTAAATACATTAATAAAATAATAAGCAAAGGTAAATGCGGCTAGGCTAATAATATACATCTTAATTCTTTTTTTACTTTGTTAGTAATATTGCAAACGTGGTTAACTGGTATTCCGTAATACTCTGCTACTTTTCTATTGCTTCCTAGTTCTACGTATTTATTAAATATTCTTATTTCGTGGTCGGTTTCTATGTCTATGTTATTTTTTGTAAGCGCTTTTGTTGCCTCGACTGCTAAACTCTCAGGTATCGTAGGTAAATCTAATTGAGAATTAAAATACTCAACTGCCTTTAATAAATCACTTTTCTTATACTTATAATAGAATTCTGATGTTTTAGAGGTTGCCATAAACCAACATATCTTAATAGCATACCTTAATAAGTTATTAGAGGCAAATAAAGCTGCTATCTTATCACAAGGCTGAAGTAGTAAGCTAACTGCTATTTCTTGCCTTAAATCATCTTGAATTGATTCCGGCTTTGTTTTGCTAATCGCTTTTATAAGGTCAGGATGGTTATAAATCTCTAGTACTATATCGTTACACTTGTTCATAATTATTTGAGCGATAAGGTCGGAATCGAACCGCCTTCTCTAATCTGGAAGATTAGCGCATTACCATTATGCTTCAATCGCTGATTGTCTTTCTTTTAAAGTTATTTTTTCTCCTTTATACATTCCTGCTCCCATTTCATCTATTTTACTAAATGGTAATATAGGTACTGATATTTTGCAAGTTTTATCTATTAAATAAATATACCTTAATTGAAAGCCTTTAATTTTTTGCCATCCATTATGCTCTGTATCTAAATATTTTTTCCAATTACCATATTTATTCATTAATAATTTACTTGACTTAATTGTCATTGAATGAATTTTTTTACCATTTGGCAATAAAAATAAATCACTATTTTCTTTTATTAAAGTTAAATAAAATCCACTTGCTCTATATATTGTTCCATCTCCACAATCACATCCGTCAGAGTAAGATAAAATCCACTTAATATGTGGAGCATTCTTTTTAATTAATTTAAAAGTAATTGAAATACATCTACTTTCTGAATATTTTGGTAAATACTCATCAAATGCCATTCTATTCAATTCTAAATAATCATTCCATTTTGTATCTTTTACTAATCCTATTGTTTTACTTTTATCTAAAGAACTTCCATAACTTAAAACTCCGTGCAATTTTTCATCTAAAAAACATCCAAAATGCAAACTACTATTTGGAACTACTTTGCCACTATAATGATGCTTTTTAACAAAATCATTTGCTATCTTACTTGGTATTACTTTAACTATTATTTCTTTTGCTCTGCCCATTGCATAATAATTAAATATAAAGCATTACCATTACTATTTTCATTTCCCATTGTTTCTACATATTTATACTCCTCTGTTCTTTTAATTTCTTCAATAGCATTTTTTATTTGTATTGCTTGTTCATCTGCTAAATTAAAAGTCATTTGCTGAAAGGGTGATTTGTCTCCATCAGATAAATTAAATTCAGTTCCAAATTCATTGCTATCTTTTGTAAATATTGGTAAATCCAATCCCCAATTATCTAATTCTTCAACATCCCATTCATTTGCGACCATCTCCCACTCCCATTCCCCAAATCCTACATTATCTTTAATAATAAATTCGTTCTGCTTTTGTTCAGACCAGTCAACTACCTCAACGTTAACTTCTTTATATCCGCATTCAATCATAGCTTTATATCTCATATTGCCTCCAAGTATAACCATATCTTTATTTACTACAATCGGTCTTACTGTTTCCATTTCAGGAAAATCTTTGATTGACTTTACAAGTTTTTTAAACTTCTCATCCTTTATTAATCTTGGATTCTTTGGATTACTTTTTACTTTATCTACCTTAACTTTTATCATTAATTAATTTTTTTATATAAAATACTGAATCTAGTAACTCCTCGTATAAATGATTTAATAATTCTAATTCATTTAAATTTGCATTATCTAAAGTAGTTCCGTAGGTTTTAATTCCTTTATCTTCTCGTTTTAGTAAGTCCTCAATAATTTCATTTCTTAATTTCATTATGTTTATCTTTTAAAAATTGCATATATTGTTCCTTATCTCCAAAAAACAAATGACATTGCCTGCACAATGCCATAAGGTTTTCAATTGAATCTTTCTCTTTGCTTCCACCCATTCCTCTAGCTTCTATATGGTGGATATCAACTGCACGATTATCACATACTTCGCAGGGTATATAATCATCTTGTCCATAACCAAAATACTTTAAATATATTTTAGTGTGGTTTTTCATTTAAAATGGTAAATCTCTTTTGGTGTTTATATTTACTGCTTTACTTTCTGTCTTAGGTTCAAAGTCATTTAAAGTAATTTTTACATTCTTGCCATACTGGTCTGGTTCAGCATAAATATTAATATTTACTTTTACATACCTCTTTCCATTGTATTCATACGAATGCTCTAGTGCATCTGTGATACATAAACTTGAAGATAGGAAAGTTTCATTAATCTTTTTACCGCTTCCTAATCTGATTGCTTGTTTTTTTTCTGTACTCATTGGTTTGTTTTTTATTGGTTAAGATATTCATTTATTATTTTAATAGTATGTCCAAAGCCTTGTCCGAATTCTGCCTTGTAACCTTTGCCTCTTAACTTCATCATCATTATCTCTTGCTCCTGATGATGTTCATTCTTTCGCATTGTGCCATCTTTTTTAAATACTACGTTATTAACTGTTTTTAATTCTATAAATAAACCGGCATAGTTTCCTTTAGGTTCAGCAATAAATAAATCAGGATAAGCATTTGAGAACTGGAGTGCTTTGTGTCGCTTTGCCATTCCTATACTCATTCTCATTCCTGAACTGAAGTCAGTTCTAAATATAACGTAAGGATATAGCTTTCGTATGTAGTCGCAAACTAACCTGTGTAAGTCTTTCTCTAACATAAAATAAAATTAAAATAAAGTTATTCACATTTATAAAAAAGTTATCAATACTATCTTTCTTTAGTACTCCATATCTTTTCTCCATTTTCTCCCCAGTAATAATCGCATTTATCATCTTTTAAAGGTAATTGCATAAAGTAACTCTGATATAGTTCATCTGCTTTTGCAGTAAATCTGTAGCAATTTTCTTTGTAAGGGCAATGAATTGCACCTTTTTGTCCTTCGCATTTTGTTATGTCTGTCATAGTTTTTTATTTAATCGTTATTTAATAGGTATTTTTCTATAAAATAATCTTCGTGTTGTTCTTCATATTCAAGTTTACTAATTAATCCTTCTTTATATGCTTCTCTTATTTGATTAGCTTCTAATTGAAGTGCTTCTGTAAAAATACCTATATTTTCTAATCTTTCAAATATTGGTCTTGTTAAAGTTCCATCCAGTTCTTCAATTAATATTTGTACTGCAGTTTTCATAATTATTTTATTTATTTAATTTATAAGAATTATTTTTCAAATCATAAAATACATTTTCTTTTGGTATAATTTTAACCTCACTTATCAATATTTTTGCAGGTTCATTTAAATACCAAATATGTTTTTTGTCTGATTTATGAATCATACCTACCTCACAATATTCAGGTTTTATATTTTTAGGCTGAAAATAAACTGTTGTCATATGTTATTTGTTTTTGTATTTTTCATTAAAATAATTTTCACCATTATCAAAATTTCTTCCTGTTTCTTTTGAATAAAAATAAGCGTAATCACCATCATCCCAAGCCTTACTTATCTGCTCTCTTTCTTTTTCAAGTAATTCAGTAGCCCAATTCTTACAGTTTAAATAAGAGTCATATAATGCTCTCTCAGTCAAATTTGGGTCATTGGGTATTGCAGACATTTGCTTTTCAATCCTTTCAATTAATTCTTTTAAGGGTGTTTTCATAATTTTAATTTAAAGCGTGACAAATTGGAACAGTTTGTTTTAGATATATATTTCTATTTTGTTGCTATTTAAATTATTTTACAATTAATTTTTATAATTTTAGATTTATATTTCTAATTTTTAGTTTATACCCTATCGCATATAAATCCTTAATATTTTAGCTATTTATACCCTATTGCATATAATTAATGTGTTGTATAAGTCACACATTAAGTTATAATTGTGACTTTAATGACCAATTATTGCATCAATATTTTGTAAAATTCATGCAAAATGTAAAGCAATACCTTATCTTTTTGTAAAATATGTCAAGTTATTAGTTTACTTTTTTTATAATATGAGTAGTATTACTACTGATTTGGTCATCACTAGGCGGTTATGTCGGAAATATGCCGAATTTTTATCATTTCGTTAACATCAACAATATGATAAATAAATTATAATAATTCTTTAAATTCCATTCTTTCTCCGATAAATTGAAATGGTATGTTTTTTAAACTTCCATGCCTATTTTTAGCAATCTTAACTATACATTTACCTTCTGCATTATATGTCATACCATTAACTTCTATTTCTCTTATTCCGTATGTCTCAGGTCTCATTAAAAAGATAACAGAATCAGCATCTTGCTCTATACCACCGCTTTCTCTAAGGTCTGATAACTGAGGCATTTTATCATTTCTACTTTCAACTGCTCTACTTAATTGACTTAAAGCAAGTACTGGTATATTTAATTCTTTTGCTATTATTTTACATCCTCTACTAATTTCTGCAATCTCGCTTTCCCTGTTTCCTTTTCTATCTACTCCACTCATAAGTTGCAGATAATCAACACATAACAACTCAATTTGGTATTTTCTTTTAAGTATTGCTGCTTTGCTTCTTAGGTCTCTAATATTTAAACTTGGTGTATCATCAATGTATAATTTTGCTTTTTGTAATCTATCTTCAGAAGCCATTAACATAAATTTATGTGCTTCTGTAAGATTATTATTTCTTAGAAAATGATGTGCAATTCCTGAATCTAAACTTATTAACCTGTTAACTAATTGTTCGCCACTCATCTCTAAACTAAATATCCCTACTGGCTTATCTTGTTTTAAAACATTTAGTATTGCATTTAACATAAAAGCAGTCTTTCCTTGTGCCGGTCTTGCTGCTAAGATTATTAAATCAGGATTAACCCACCCACTTATATATTTGTTTAAACTCTGCCATCCAGTATCTATTCCTATTTGTCCATTCTCAATTACTGCATCCCTTTCTTTAGCTAGACTCATTATGTAATGCGCCATTCCTTTCTCACTATTTTTATAAATACTTTCCTGAGCATTTAAAATCTTAATAGCTGCAGTATTTAAATGGTTTTCAATCTCTCCAACATAAGAATCATTAATTAATTCTTGACCTATTGTTATTCCTTTCCTTTGTAAATAGTTTTGTTGAAGTATTAATATCCAGTCATTCATTGAACTGCTGCCTGTTACATTATTAGTTAACTTTACAATCTCATAAGCACCACCAACCAAGTCCATTTCTTTTTTATTTGTCAAGTATTGTGACACAGTTACTATATCAATAGCACTCATTTTATCATAAAGTGACTGAATAGCTTTAAAGATTAATTGATTTTTAGTTTGGTAAAAGAACTCACTTGTAATTTTAGCTATATATGTATGAACTGAATTCTGTTCAATCAAAAGTACTCCAAGAATCCTATCTTCGACATCTTTATTATTTGGTGGTGTTTTAGCCATTTTTAGTTTGTTTTTTGGTTGTTTAATGATTTATTGATAGATTCTATCAAAATTAATTTAAAATCAAACCTTGCTATATTAAAATTGATTTAAATGATATTTATACTTGTTAAAAGATAAAAATTGTATTAAAGAACTATTTTTGTTAAAAAATCGCCTTTATTTATTTCTTTACTTTCTTTCTTTGCATTGGGGTTCCCATTGGGTAGCCCATTAGTATTAGCATTATTCCATCTTTTTAAGGCATTAATTTTTCCTTTTTCTTGCATTGATATTCTAATTTTTAAATGGTCATTTAAACGATTAGAAAAGAAACCATCTTCTGCAATAGTAAATAAATTAAATTCTTCAATAACTGCTTTAACTTTTACCTCATTTGTCTGCATCTGCATCGCTAATACTGGAGTAATATTTAAAGGTAAAATGCCACCTGCTTGAGCAAGATTCTCAACTAAAAACCAATAAATGCCATAACCTTCCATTCCTAACTGTTGCCTAAGAAATAAAATTTTAACATCGTTTGCTGAATTATAATCGTGGCTAAAGTAGTATGATTTATTCATTTATTAATATTTTACGTTTGTTATCTTCAAAAGTTAATTCTATTAATCCTGTATCTTTTAATTCATTTAACCAATTATTTACTGTCATTGTAGATACTTCAAAAGCATCTGCATAATAAGCATTTGATTTATTTGTACGTTTGGTATGCTCAAGATAAATATAAAAAATCTTTGCTGAATTATTTATTCTATATTCTAATATATCTTTTTTTATGTTAATCATAAGTAAAATTTAAGGGGTGGCAATTAACCACCCCAAGTTAATTAATTGATTTCATTGTAGATTCTTCTTGAATCTTTTTTGTTTAATACTGAAAATTCGCCGTACCTGATTGACCTTCCAAACTTATTAGTGTGGTTAATAAATCTACAAATGATATTTACTCCCTTTGCTCTTAATGATGATATCCTTGCAGTAGGGTTAAGAATACCATTCATAACAAGATTTAAACTTGTTGTGGTTTTTTCAGTAAGTAATAAATTTAATACTTCTGCATTTTGATTTGTTGGTGTTGTCATTTTTTATTGTTTAAAGTGATTAACTAAATGTATAATACTGGAATGGTGCATCTTTAATTTTCTTCCAATATCTGTTAAAATAAATCCATCCTCTCTTGCTGCTTTTGAATAATCTACCCTACGTTTAACAGTTTCATATTTTCTATTATTCTCTGTTAATTGTTCGTAAGTTATATTATTTTCTTTTAAATAATTGTTAGTCCATTTATCTAAATCATTATAATTTTTAACAAATTCTTTTTTTTCTTTCTCAACTAATTGAATTTTAACCTTCTCTAAAGGGTATCTATCAAATAATAAAGCTACTTTGTCTAAATCATAATCGCTGCAATTTGTATAAATCTGTATATACTTTAATATGCTTTTTAAATTATCGGTCATTCGTTAATTGGTTATATAGGTTATTTATATATTCTCCTGCCTGTTCAATTTTTGATAAAAGTAATTGCATATCTTCAATATTAGCCTCAATCCTAAAAATAAACATTTTTAAGTTATCAGCAATCTCAGGGCAATATGAAACAAAATCGCAAAACTCACTTTCAGTTATCATCATATCGCTTTGACATTGCCAGTAGTATTGTTTATAGTTTTTCTTAAAATATTCTTGACCTTCTATCAAACCATTGTTAATGTGATTGGTGTAATTGTAAGGACATTTAACCTGTATAATTCCACCGCCTTCAATTAAACCATCAGGTGTTCCACCGTATAATCCGTTAATCATTTCTATATAACCGCCGGACTTAATAGTTAATCCTGTTTTACCTTCATAGAACTTTATTGCTTCATTCTCTAATTCTAATCCGTGATTGGTTGCATTAGAAGTAAACTCCCTTTGTACTCCTGTAAGCCTTTCAGCTAACTTTGTAGTTAAATACTCTTTAGTGGTTGCAGATAAATTACCTACTTCAGATTTTAACTTTGGCTCAATCATTAGGTTGTAAACGGTTGAACTGGTTATCTTGCCCATTCTTTGTTCAAACCATTCTTTACTATATTGCTCTATCATTTCATTGCTTTTATGGTTAGTAAATCTTTGTCTCTTAAAACTAAGTGCGCTTTTGCTTTCTCGAATACATCTCTTTCGCCTTCATTGTATCTAGCTACTAAAGATATCATTTGTTGGTCAGTCATAAATGGTTTCTCTTCTTTACCGTGATTATTAGTTGCATCTGCATCTTTAGTGTCATCTATTAAGAATAAACCATTTAGAGCATACTTTCTAGCATAGCTACTAGATGCACCAAAGGATTGTGCTATGTCCATACCTTTACGATTTGGTTCTATTCCGGCACAGGCAGTTGTATAATAATTTTCTAAACCATCGGTAAATACAATTCTGCTTTCGCAGTAAATAACTCCTCCTGCTTCTTTGATTGAATCGCTGATAATTAGCTGACAATTATATTTTAAAAGTAAAGGTTTAACTGCTTCGAGAATATCCTCGCAGCTTCTGTACTTATACTTACCAAACGCATTCGTTTGATTTTTGGGTGCTTTTAATTCGGCTTGAATTTTGATTAAATTGCTCATTTGTTTTTTAGATTAAATTGATTAAATAATTACAAGTTTGGGTTAACATAGTTTTAAATTCTTCTTCAGATATTTTTTGATAATCTTTATCTAAAGTTAATTTAGCAATATGTTCAGGATATTTATTTACTAATAAATCTCTACCACCCCAGTTAGATATGCCTAAATCTTCTTTAAGAATAGCAAAATAAGAATCTTGAATAGTTTCATTATTTAATTTAAAAAATAATGGTAATTCAATTTCAATTTCATTTTCAATTTCGGTTTTAAATTTAATTTTCATTTTTAAAAGTTTAAAAGTTTGTCGGCAATCAATGCGCCAAAAATTAGGATTGAGATAATAATTGCATCTTTAATTTCTTGATTGTTCATAGTTTTGTTTTATTAGTGAATAAATGTAATTAATCCATACGTTAAAATCTTTGGTCGGTTTTGGTGGTTGTACTGTTTTCATCTTGAATTGAATAAATGGTTACGCAAAATTGCTGGAAGTTAAATTTTTCTTTTTGTTTAAATTTTTTAATCTTTTTAAATTCTGATTTGAGAAATGATTCATTTGCTCCTAAAAAATTATACAAATTTTCGAGCAGTTTTAATTGGCTTGGTTTCATTTGTTTTTTTTTTGGTTTATGCAGTTGATAGGATGCTGCACCCCTTTTAAATTAAATATTCTTATTAGTAAAATATAAATCATTATAATGCTCATCATTTCTAAATTCCATTAAATGAATATACGGAATTAATCCATTTTCAATATCTTCAAAAGTTTGTTGATATACATAATTTTTATGTTCATAATGAGCAGATTCTAAAGATGAATAAAAACCTAAATCAATAAATTTTTTACCATCATAAATTGTTTTTGATATTTCAATTTTCATGTTTTTTAGATTTAATTGTTAATTGATAAAGCGAAGATAAAAACAATATTTTATACCACAAAATAAATTTTAAACTTTATTTTAAATTAATTTATATTATATATATAATAATCATAATAACTATTGATTCTATTGGGTTTCAAATAAAAAACCCCATCATAAAAATGACAGGGTTAAAACCAAAACCAAAAAACAAACTATCTTTTTGTCCGTTCGTACTCAATTAATTTATCAGCAAAGCAGTCTACAAATAACTCATTATACTTTAATTTATCTAAGTTCATTGCATTTAAAATATGGTGTATTAATTCGTGGTAAAATATCTGCTCTTTACTTCTTTTATTAACTTTCTTACCGGCATACTGGTCGCACAAAGTTATAATATTTAAAGTAAAGTCTGCTTCTCCTAAACATTTATTATCGTGACAATATTCATTATCTATTAACACCTGAATAGTTTTGCCATTCAATTTAAATTTCTCCGGTATTAATATGCTGCCGTTCATTTTTTTACCCTTTATAGATTATACCGTTATAATAACACTCTCCATTTAAAATTAAAGTAGGTTGAGCAAAGAATCCTGTCTTTGTAAATACAACCTCAATAAATCCTTGCTGCCAGTCTGCAGTTTTACCGGTAGGAAAAAACTCTACTTCTTTTGTTAAACGAGTGCAACCGCTTTCAAGCCATACATACGGATTCTTTCTATTCGTTAAATACTTAGAATTTAATCGGTGTGTATGACCAGTGCTTCCACTACCCATATACTCAAATATGTTTTTTTCTGCTGCGCTTTTGTTAAGGCTTAATCCGTGCGTGATGTCGAAAATATTAAATAAATTGTACACGTCGCTTTCGTCATAGTGAAAGCCATCACTTTCCTTTAAGTCTAACATTTCATTGTACTTAGTAGTATTATAATTCTTATAAAGTATTGCTAATCGTGCAAGTTGCTTATCTCCTAAATTATAAGGATTAGTTATTCTTTCATCGTGGTTGCCTAATCTTACTCTAATCTTTGCATCTGTACTTAATCGTAAAGGCTTGAGTATCTGCTCTTTAGTGTATTCAATTTCTCCTACTTCTGTATAATCCTTTAAAATTCCTTCTTGATATAACTTTTGAGAATGCTTTGATATGTATGGCATATCTGTTACATCTCCATTTATTATTACCTCATCAAATTTATTATGCTGAAGTACTTTATTTATACATCGCAAAGCAGTTAAATCTGCCAACCATCCGTGACAGTCTGAAAATATTAATAACTTGTAAAGTTGTTTATCAAATAATTGTTTTTGCTGCCACCATTCCGTTTGTGTTTTGTTGAATCTTGGACGCATAAGTTTTATTTAGTGAAGTATAGTTTTGATTCAGTTGCCCTTCTTATTGTTAAACCTTTTAGCACTTTGCCACCTCCCTTATCCCATCGCTTAAATTCTGCATCAATGCTTTTATCATTTGGGTTAGCTTTTACTTTTTTAAATAAAGTACTTCCGCTAAGTGCTGCATTGCCACAGTTATACTGGAATAATAATAAAGCATCAAATTGATTCTGTGTTAATTCTGTTTTGCCTAATTCTTTTGTTAAAAATATAGCTTTTTTATCAACTTCATTTTTTAATAATAAATCAGCATCAGCTTGACTTATTTTAGTTCCCATCTGAAATGGATTGCCTTTACTATCTATTACACTACCAAAACCAATAGTTACTACATTAGCCGGACATCTATATGCCTCTAATTTACAACCTTCAAATAACTTTAATAACCTGTAAAATTCATTTGATGGTGTCATATATCTAATATTTTTATTAACCTAATTAAATAAGGTATTGAGAATCCTATTAAAAATGCAATTAACCAGTATATTACTTTATTCTTTCTGCCTACTTTACTAATCAATTCCTCATTTGACTTTTTGATATTAGTAGTAACTTTTAAAAGAGAATCTAAACTGGCATTTAAAATAGTTAATTTAGCAGTAGATTCAACAGTTTTAATTATTGTCTTTACTGGTAATTTAATGTATAATTTTTTTGTTACAATTATAGTATCTTTTAAAGTTATACTTGTATCAAAGTGAGGGTAAATTAAGTCAATTGTTGTATCAAAGTGAGTGATAATTGTATCTACTTTAATAACATTGCAAGGGAATGAATCTAAGGCGATTTTAGCAACTATTTCAGGATAGCTGCCCAATGCCTTGTTAACTTGTTTAACTGCCTTGTTTTGGGTGTAGCAGCCTCCTAATAAGAAAGCTGCTACTATTATACTATAAACCCTTAACATCGTGGTCTTTTGAATATAGACCTAATAAAACTACCCCAATAGCAGCAACTAATTGTAAACCGCTTTTGTTGGTAAAAGTTCCTGCATTATATGCTTGAATCAAAGCATCTAATATAAAAGGAGTACCGGCAAGTAAACCGGCTAAACTTGTCTTAAAGTTTTTCATTTTTATCATTTTTTAAAAGTTTAAAAATTGTGTAAGCTATTGATAATACTAATAACGTAATGCGTAAGTAAGTTTCAATGTTAGTCATAGAAACCGATAACGCAAAGCCATTAAGAATGTATATTTTGTAATCGTGCCAGTTCATTAGTCTTGTTTTATAAATCGTGGATATTGAGATAAGATAAATGAATCTATTGGAGCATTGCTGATTCCCCAAACTGCAACTACTGAAGCAGGAATAAAACAATTAAAATCAGCTAACTGTTGGTTATTCTTACCTCTTAATGTTACATAGGTATTACACCCTTCTCCGTTACTTGAAAGGTTATTAGCAGTCCAACTTAACGACCAAGCAGATTCCCCTTGATAGTTTACGATAACTGGCTTAATTAGGATGCCACCTTTTTGATAATAGATAGTATCATTTCCAATAATAGCAGTATCGGAATTGTTTCTAAACATTTGCGCTTTTGTTGACAATGAAGCCAAGATTAAAGCTGATAAAATTATTTTTTTCATATTTACTTTTTTATTTCTTTAGGCTTTGTAGCGATTAATTCGTAATGGCTAAGTGCTTCTAAAATATAATCACTTGCTGCTTTACTGTCTAATTGCTTTTGAATGATTGATATAATAGCCTTAAATCGGCTTGTGTCCATCTTAACGATTAACGTATCAGATACTTGGCTAAATGCTGCTGACATACTTAATGCCAATGCTAGGGTTGTGATTGTTTTTTTCATATTTGATTTTTATTTGTTTTCTAATGTTTCTATTCTTTTAATTAATGCTTCGTTTTTAGCTGAAAGTTCTTGTACACTTTTTATTAATATTGGAACTAATTTTGAATAATCAACCGCTTGTGGTTTAATACTACCATCTTCATTTATTGCATCTTTTTCACCAAAAACAACATAAGGCAATAGGGTTTGAAGTTCGTGTGCTTTAACTCCATATGCCCTAGTGCTATCTAATTTCCAAGCGTAATCATAAGTTTTAATACTATCTATTATTGACAATCCATTAAATTCTTTAAAATCAGTTTTAAGCCGATAATCTGAAGATGTATTAAAAGCAGTTGCTGAAGTTGTAACTGTAATTGAACCAACATCAACATTATTTCTTCTTATACCTATAAATAAACCATCTGAAGTAGTCCTATTTCCGTACATTACATAACTTGTTGATTCAGGCTGAACAGAACCACCACTTATTGTTACACCTTCTGAATTAGTTAATCCACTTGTTGTCCTTCCTATTAATACATTGCCTTCTCCTCCACTATTTAGTAATATTCCTCCTGAAGTATTTGCTTTAATATTGCCATAACCAACTGAACCGTCTGCTGACCTAAATGCTATTGCAGCAGTAGAAGGCATAAATATGGAACCTCCACTAATACTGCCCAAAGCAGACATATTATTCATATTTAAAGCAAGTGTTCCTACACTACTAGAGAATGTAGCTGCTCCTGTAGAAAGATTTATTATTAATCCTTTGCTAGCAGTATTCCAATCAGTCAAAAATAAATTATTATTACTAGGATTTGTAAATAGACCCCCTTCTATTGGTCCTGATATTTTAATATTTCCACCTACATTTGAAGCAACAATAGTTCCTGAGAATGTAGCTGCTCCTGTAGAGGCTATGGTAAGTCTTGGAGTATTATTTGTTCTTATCTCTAAAGGAAAACTATTAGAAACTGATAATACTCCTAATGTACTTTCTCCACCTAAATATACATCTGCACCGCTTGTTTGTTGAACTCTTACATAAACATTTGAAGCATCAGATAAATGAAGTTTTTGACTTGGACTTACAGTACCAATTCCTACATTGCCCCCATCAGGATTTAATGCAATAGGTTTATATCCAATTCCTGCTTTATAAGCATTTAAATATGCGTAATCACTTGTAGTATTATATCCAATATGTAATGTTTGTTCATTTGCCCCTGTTTTAATAATTTTTATTTGACCACTTTCAGTATTAGCACTTGTTCCATTAACTGTTAATAAACTAGCAGGACTTACAGTACCAATTCCTACATTTCCTGTATAGGCAATATTTAATCCAGTTGTTGTACTTCCATTGACATTTAAATAAATACCATATCCTGTTTCTGCAAATATTTGTTGGTCTAATGCTGCACCTCCTGCCCAATAAGACCTTCTAATTAATCCGCCTAAGTTTGCTGAATTTGCATCATTTCTTAAAATATATCCTGATTGACTAGTTGACCTAACATAATCAAATGTAGCAGCTTGACCTATTAAAGCACCTGTAAGTGTACCACCTGTTAATGGTAGATATCCACTTAATGATGAAGTAGTAGCATAAGTATTAGCTGCTCTCTGTCTGCTAAGAATAGAAGCACTTGAAGTATCTACTAATAGTGTTCCGCTTGTGCTAATTGTACCACCACTTAATCCTAATCCTGTAGCTACACTTGTAACTGTTCCTGTGTTATAACCATTTGGATTTGAAGCTAAATAATAAGTATTTGCAGCCCTTTGACGGCTTAATATTGATGCAGAAGCAGTATCAACTAATAAAGTTCCTGATGTTGTAATTGTGCCTCCTGATAAGCCTAAGCCAGTTGCTACTGAAGTAACTGAACCGCTTCCTTTATTATTAAAAGTAGTCCAATCAGTAGAACTTAAATATCCATTTACTGAACTGCTTGCAGCAGGAATAGAAATAGCAGGTGTAGTACCTCCGCTTGATACTATTGGAGAAGTGCCTGTAACACTTGTTACATAAGTTCCTGCAGCTTGATATTGTGGTATGTTTAAAGTATTAGAACTAAAAGTTGCTGCTCCACTTGTGCCTGTAGTAGTTAATGTTATTGTTGATTGTTTAGTATTTATACGGTTAGATAAAGAACTTGTATCAGCCTTTCTTAAGTAAGGACTTAACATAGATGCAGTATCTGAAATATTTAATTTTAAATTTATTCTATTACTTAAAGAGGTTGTATCACTACTAATTGCTTGTGTAGATAATACACCATTTAAATCTGCCACTACCATTCTAGTGCCTGTCCCTGATAGATTATATACTTGAACATTACCACCTGCTTTTAATTTTATTACTGGAGCAACATTTGATTCATTAAAAGCCAAATCATTGTTATCAGAAGAAAAATCCCATAACTTATTAGATGAAGATGTATTTTGAAATATTAAACCACCATTTGTATTGGTAGTATTCATTAAAATATTACCATTATAACTACCAACTTGTAAAGCACCAAATGAACCGGCAGTTGCATTTATTGTTACCGCACTTCCATCGTCTTTAATATTACTATTTCCTATTGTAGTTCCTGAAGTATATTTAGGTACTGTATTTGTAGTTCCGCTTAATGCTGCTGCTTTGCTATTAAAAGTATTCCAATCTGTTGAAGTTAATGCTCCAGTAGTAGAAGTTGAAGCAGTTGCTAAACTTAAAACTTGTGTAGATAAACTTAAACCATTAGCAGTTCCAATAGTTACCGCATTATGTCTTGCAGCAGTATTTGCAGCTACATCTGTATTTGCACTTACCCTTGCTTCTGTATAAAACAAATTACCATCTTCTGTTACTTGATTTGAATGTAGTTTTTGATGCTGCCATTTAGCCGGACTTCCGCCATATATCCAAGTATCATCTGCAGTAGGTGTTCCGCTTTGCATATCTATTCCGTGAATGCGATGGACAGTAGGATTTGGATAAGTGCCTTGTAAATCTCCACCTGCACTTCCTGATGGTGGTAAACTTGTTGGAATAGTTTGTAATGCTCCTAAACCATTAATTAATTGTAAAGAAGTTCCTGCACCTGTAACTGTTAATGTTCCTGTACTTGTTACAGGACTATTAGTAATTGTAAAAGCAGATGGCATAGATAAACCTACACTTGTAACTGCAGCCTTCAAATAAGGACTAAGCATCGCTGCCGTATCTGTATATTTTACTCTTGCATTAATTGCAATTTGATAAGGACTAAGCATTGCTGCAGTATCACTAATATTAAGTTTTAGATTTAACCTATTTGATAAAGAAGTAGTATCAACAGTAGGGATAGTCCAACTCCTATTTGCACTTAAATCATACCCTACTCCATTTATTGTTAATGTGGTTGATTTATCTGCTTTTAAATTAATTCTATTTGACAAGTTAACTGTATCTTCTACTAATGCTAAAGTTCCGTTTCTTACTGGTAAATTATATTCTCTTGTATTATTTTGTTGAGCAATATTTGCGTAATTGAATCTATTAGACTGAGTATTGGTTGTATTTCCTGACATCCAACTTGAATAAAAAACTAAACCAGTTTCGCCACCTGTAATTGCAGTATAACCACTTGTCGGAGCAATTGAATAAGGACTATTTTTTATTTGTAATAAATAATCTGATTGTAATGTGTTTGCATTTAATTTATATGAACCTAAATTAACATCTGCAGTTGCTCCCTGATACGGAACATAAGCAGTTAATGTATCTGAATACTTTGGAATATTTAAAGTAGCACCAACTAAGGTTGAAGCACCACTTTTAAAGTTTGTAGTTAATGTAATTGCATTTTGTTTTTCATCAATCCTTCTTGATAAACTTGCAGTATCTAATTTGCGCAGGTATACAGAAAGCATCTGTGCTGTGTCAGTATATTTAACTCTTAAGTTAATTCTATTTGACAAACTAGCAGTATCTAATTTTCTAAGATATACACTAAGCATTTGTGCCGTGTCGCTTATATTTAATTTGCCGTTAATTCTATTTGAAATATTACTACTATCTAAGTTTGCTTTTATCCATTGATAACCACTATATACATATAGTCCACTATCAGTTACATTATATCTTATCTGTCCGGCATCTCTACCACCTGTTATATTTCTTAACTGATTGATATTCAAAGGAATAGTTAAAACACTATCAAATAGCATACGTTTAACTGGTCCATATCCTGCCTGTGGCATAGCTTGATAAACCTGCGCTTTTAATCCAAAAGATAAAAGTATTAATGTAATTATAATAATGGCACGTTGCATCCAGTAAATTCGTTTTGGGTTGAAATATTAATTGTTAACTCTACTCCTGCTAAATAATCTTCGTATTTATCTGATATTCCATTAAAGGTAACATTATCATCTATTGAGTAAATCTTTCTACTTGTTCTCATTAAACTTAAAATATCAGAAGCAATTTGCACTTGGTCACTTATTACATCATTCTCATATTCTGCTTCTTTACCGCTTTTATCTAAAAAGAAAAATTGAACATTAAAAACTTGTTCTCTACCAATATTTAAACTACCTGAATTAATAGAAAAACAAGCTATCGGATAATCAGGTTGACTGTCCCTTAATAGCCACTCTTTCGGTGTTGCGTACTTTGCAGTCTTTATCATTGCGTGGCTTTGCAATAGACTTGTTATTGTTGTTATTAACTGGTTGTAAGTCATAAAATAAAACTCTTTGAATTAATGCTTTTTTATAAGCCATAATTTATCTTATTGTGAATGAAAATAACTCTCCTGCTTGTGTTACATCTCCAGTAGATAAAGTAACTACACTACCAACAATTTGTAAATACATTGGATTGTCAGTAGGTAAGTTTGTAATACCTTTTACTAATCCTGACCTCATTGCAATTAAAACTACTTTATTTGTCAATCCACCAACTGAAAAACTATGGTCACCTGCTGCCGGTGTATGGTAAATAGTTGTTGCTCCACCTGTAGTTGCATTATTAGAAAATACCCTTACTCCATCTATAATATTACCTAAATAAATAGGACTTGTATATGCTTTTAATTCAGGAAATATAACATCCAATCCAGTAGCAGGATTAAAATATTCAGAAAATAACAAATAGTTTTCTCTTAAATAATTAATTAATCTTTGCTTGTAAAACTCTGCAGTCTTTTTATATTCATTACCAATCAATTCTAAATCTGCTCTATTTGGAGCATTACTTTCCTCACTTGTTTTCTGTAAAATACCCTTACTAAAAAATTGATAACTTAAACCAAATGGCAATAAACTCATAGTGTACCATACTAAACAATCTGTAATAAAATTATCTAATAAAGATTTTTCTAATGCAGATAAATTATTTGCTTCTATTCCTGATTGTAAACGTAAATATAAAGTACTTCCTAAAGCAGGTTGCAAATATAAATCTTGCGCTACTTTAATATGTGGCTTTAATTGTTTACCATCAATAGCATCACTTATTCCTGTTCTACTTTTGATTAAATTTTCAGATATAAAAAGAATATTTGCGCTCATTTATTTTTTCTTTTGAATTATTAATGCCTTCCATTCGTGTCTGCATTGTGTATCTATTTCTCCATCATTATTCCAAAATCCACCAACTCTATCAAATACTGAATAACCTAAAGCATCACTCATTTGTTCTATTCTTGCTCTTGACCACAATTTAGTTTTAGCAAGTTCCATCATATGGACACAGAATTTTCTTGATGGATGCGATGGTGTATTCCTTTCTGAACTTGGTACAATACTTCTCCAAGCATATGTATAAGCAATAGATAATAAGTTTTTAGGTTTAGGCGCATCTGCTTCAACATTTGTTCTTACTCTTTCAATTACTGTATCTTTACCTATCTTAACTTCTTTAACATCTAATATCTTATTATCAACTAAACTTTGCAATGTTGCCTCTACAACCTTTATATCTGCCTTTAAAACCTGTGCAAGTCCTTCACTAGTGATTCTCTTATCTTTATTAATATAACCTAAAATATCGGCTTCTAATTGGCTTAGCTGCTTAATTTCTGCAAAGTGATTAAATTCTCTTGCAGATTTTTCACTTATTACTTCATAATCAGCTAATTCATCACTAAAATTTGCAAACATTTCTACCAATTCCATATCTCTATCTTCAGCAGAAAATGTAGCAGGGTCTGAATCTAAACCTAAAAAAGTATTTACATCGCTATCTGTAAAAGAAAATCCATTCTTTAACATTAATGCAGCTTGTTCCTTTGAAAGTTTTCCATTAGTAAACTGTCTAACAATCCTCATTACGTTTTGATACTGTCTGCCGGTAAGATTTTTTATAGAATCATTTGAAGCAGCAATAGGTTGCTCTGTTACATTTATACTTGGATTTGTAACAACCTCAGAAGCTAAACCTAACTTCTCTCTAATTTCATCCCTTGTCATATTAGCAGCCATTACTGACTCGCTAAATTCAAAACTTAATGGTTCAACTGGTATTAATTCATATTCTCCCTTAATACCTACATAATTAAATAACTGATTAAATACTTCTTCAATCGCTTGTTGTCTTTCGTTTACATACGTATTAGCAAATATCTTATAAGCATCTCTTATCTCTGTTGAACCACCTAACTGCCCTTCTGTCTTAATACCAAATAAAGAAGGCGAAGTAACCTGATGACAAGCAAATATTTCTTGTTGAATTAAATTATTAACGTTTGTAAAATCTTCTTTTGTTAACATCGTAGAAGATAGAGGCAGAATCTCTGCACTATTATCTTTTGACTTGTTAAACATTATAACTACTCTATCGCCTTCGCTTCCAGTAAACTTCTTTTTAATTCCTCTTTCAACTGCTTCTTTTGCTTCCTCTGCCGGTTCTCCACCATTTAAATTAATTAAAGTGGTAGCAACAAAACCATCTTTTGCATTACCTAAAATATGTCTGCTTACCTGTACATCACTTTCAATATAATTTAAACCTTGAAAGTAATTTGGTAAAGGGTAAATATCAGATTTAGGATTGTATTGTTTTACAAATAATATTTGACTTCCTGCAGGGTCATTAATATTAAAAGCAGGATAACATCTAGGTTTCTCTTTATTATCTTGCCAGTCATTCTTTACTTGAAATTCGTTTTGTTCTTTATTAGTTCTAACTTTATGGTATTCAAGATGATACACATCTTTAATCTGTCCTAATAAGTTATAAATAATTTGTAGATAATAACCTCCAAAAAGTTCATCATCTAAAATACATTTTTTAGTAATTTGATTCCAAGTTTCTCCTTTTATATTAGCCTTTTGGTCTACTCCATCCCACCCTTGACCAAATATATAATTTGTTTTACTCTTAATAATTGCTCCGTGCTTAGGACTTTCATTAAATAATCCTATTAAGTATTCAGGGTAATTATTATGATGACCGAATTCTACATAACCTTTTGCCCTCTTTTCTTCAAATCTTGGTTGCTCTGCTTGTGCAAATTTTATTGTGATAATATTTTTATAGTCCATAAGTAACGAAATTATTATTTTGTTCTTCGTATTTAGTTGGCTCAAATGGTGTAGCAGGATTTAAATACATAAAACCTTCTTCTACAATCAATCCGGCAACTGTTAAATCACTTGAAGATACTTTTTGATAAATTGTATAACTCCAAAATCCTTCTTCTTTTAAATCAAAATAGTTATTAACTGTAAAAGCAAATTTATCGTATCTGCCAGTTATACTTTGATTTGTAGCCATCAACTTAACCACATCAAGTGTTACTCTGTGGATAAATACAAATAAAAAGAAAGGGTTACTAATAGTAGCCTTTTCAGTACCTGTGAAATAAATTGTTTGAGTAAGTCCTTTTGTTAAATTAATCATACTAAAAAAACCCCGACTTTTTTTATCGGTCGGGGCATAAATTAAAAATTAAAAAACTCTATCCTGCAGTTGTTAAGGCTAAACCTATTGCATTTGTAACTTCAAAGAAATCTTCCTTTTCTGTACCTTCAAATTTCAACACATATCCCTGAGCATCTCCTGCAGCAGCACCGCTTGTTCCAGTACTTGCTACTAAGTACAAACCTGCACCTTTACCATAAAGTCTATAAGTACCATCTTTATCAAGTGTAACTGCAACCACTTTATTTTTAGCCAAAGTAGTAACAATATTCCTAGTGGTAGCATCTCTTTTATTAACTGGAAAATCCAAAGTTTGCTCATAAAATAAAGTGCCATTCTCAATCGAACCTGTTGGATTGCTAGAAGCAACTGCACTTGATTT